CCTGCGTGTTCGCCACCGGGATCCGCCGGAAGAGCGAGAGCACGGCGGACTGCTGCGTCGCCGCGCCCAGCATGGACCGGGAGACCTCTTCGGGGATGAGGGTCTCGACGTCGGTCCTCGACGTCACGTTGTTGTAGGGCACCCGCCCCTCCTCTCGTATGGGGGAGCGGGCGGTGCCCTACTCCCTACCTCCGCCGGGCGTCTTGCACCCGGGCGCGGACCCAGCTGTTCATCGACTGCGGCCCGGACTGTCCGTTCTGTCCGCCTCGGCCCTGGTCGGGGTCGGCCGTCGCCCGGCCGGAAACCTTCGCGAGCCGCTTCGCCGTCGCGGTGATCGCCTTCTCGTCCGGCTCGCCGTCCTTGAGCAGCTTGTCCGTGTCGATCAGGTCGATCGCCTCGCGGGCGTCGCCCTCGCTCAATCCGAGGCCGACGAGCTCGGCGCGCAGCTCCGCGGTCGCCATCCGGGTCGAGCGGGCGAGGTCGCGGAGATCGCGGTCGGCCTGCTCTCTGCGCAGCTGCTCCAGCTGCTGTTCGAGGGTCTGGGCCTTGCGCGCGTTCTCGACGTTGGCCTTCGCGCGCTTCTCCCAGTCCTTCCCGTGCGCCAGCCGGTCCTTCAGCTGCGCCGGGGTCAGCCCGACCTCGCGCGCGAACGCGCGCCACTCGTCGGCCGACCAGTCATCCGCCTCGGACGTCGCGGGGGGGGTTCGCCGTTCCGGCTCCCTGACCCTGCGGCGGGGCGGTGCCCTCCGGTTCCGTTCCGGTTCCGGTGCCCTGGCCCTGCTGATCTCCGCCAGTGTTACCTGGGGTAGTCACCCTTGTCGATCCTTTCGGTTGGCGCTCTGCGCTGCCGTTGCGGCTGCCAGAGCATCGGCCACCGCACCGAGCGGGGCCGAAGAGGGGGGTCCGTCGACCTTGGAGAGGTCGGCGTCGGTCTTCGCGGGGTTGCGTGGGATGCCCCGCGGGCCGGTGAAGTCGTGGCGCGGGTTGGCCAGCAGCGGGGCCGCCAGCTCGCCGTGCCGCTTCGTCGAGGCGAGCATCAGCTTGCGGTAGTCCGGCTCCCGGCCGCCGCGCGAGGACTCCCCGAGCAGCTCTTCGACCGCATCGTGGGCGGCCTCCAGCAGCTCGTCGTCGTCGGGGTCGTCCTCACCGGGGAACACCGGGCGGACCTTGCAGTCGCAGCCGGGATGCACCGCCTTCAGATCCTCGACGTAGTAGCGCTGGGTGGAGGCGATCGTGCACAGCGCGCAGTTCTCCTCCCCGACCAGCACCCGGCGCCAGTGGGTCGGGCGCACCTCCTTAGGAAGCCGGCTCATCGCTTCCTTAGCGGCGCGCGCCTCGGCCTGCTGCAGGTCCATCTCCACCATCGAGGCCAGCCGCTTCTCCGCCTTGTCGACCGCCTTCGACATCGACCCCGCGATCTCTTCCGGGTCGGGCACTGCGGAGGGGTCGACGGGGGAGCGGCGCGCGAGCTCGGCCCAGATGGTGACGAACGGGCGCTGGTAGACGGTGAAGAAGTCGACGTCGCCGAGCCGGCCGGTGACGTCGACGTCCGGGATGCCGATGGGCGGTATAGGAATACCGATCGGGTTCTCCTCGGACACGGTGGCCTGCTGGGCGGCCTCGGCGATGTAGAGCGCGACGACCTGGGCGACGGTCCGCTGGCCGGCGAGGATCAGCGGCAGCGCCTGGCGGGCGAACGCCTCCGCGTCGTCCTCCCGGTACGACCGCATCCCCAGGAACAGCGCCGAGAGCGTGGACACGGTCGCCTCGCGCGCGGCGCGCAGCGCGTCGGCGAGCTGCTCGATGGTCACGAGTGGCGCGCCGCGTGTCGGATGCCCAGGCCGAGCAGCGCGAGCATCACCACCATCGGCAGCAGCGGGTGGGGGATCATCAGTAGCAGCAGCGTCCCGATCACGACCCAGTCCTCACTACGGGCGGGCAGTGGGAGCCGGTCGAGGTGCCGGTCGCGCAGCGCCGGGACGCGCGGGAGCGGCGCCAGCCCCTCCGCGAGCCGCTCCGCCAGTGCCTCCGCCGGCTCCGGATCCTCCGGATGATCCACGGCCCGGGACCGTACTGGCTGCCGGCGGATTCGCGATCCGCTGCAGCGTCGCCTGCCGCATCTGCTCGGCGGCCTGCTCCGCGCGCAGCCGCTCGACCTGCTCCGGAGACCAGCCGATCTCCTCGGCCACGATCGGCAGCGGCACCCCGGCCGCGGTCATCTTCGAGACGTAGTCGGCGACCGCCGCGGGGTGGAACGACTCGGGACGGGCCCAGGCGATCGCCTCCGGCACGACCTCCACGCTCAGCCCGGCGACGTCCGCGGCGAGCTGGGTGAGCTCGGCAACCGGGCCGGTCCACAGTCCGGCCCGCTGGCGGATCTTCGCCGTGTGCCCGGAGTCCAGCGCCAGAATCGCGTCCGCCGCCAGGTTGATCATGTCGCCGCCGGGCAGGTAGTAGACCGGGGTCACCGTCGAGGCGGCGAACGCGCGCATGTCCGCCTGGATGGCGTCGAGGATGTTGCGGGTGTCGCTGGGCGGCAGGTCGACGAACTTCGGCTCCGGCTCCCCGGGGTTGGCCGGCGGGATCGTCCAGATCGTGTCCGAGCCCGGGCGGAACGGCGGGATCGGCTTGCCGGTGATCGGGTCCTCATCCGGCTCGAAGTTGAGCAGCCCGCGCTGCCGGTAGGCCTGGTAGCGCTCGGTCGTGAGCCGGTTGAGGATCGACAGGTTCAGCCGGTCCTGGATGTCGACGCCCTCGCCGGCGAACTCGGCCAGCGGCTCGTCGCCCTCGTCGCAGTTGTAGAACGGGATCACCGGGACCACGTCGGTCGAGCGCATCGGCCCGTCCGTGCCGTCCCGCGGGATCCACCGGTCCTCCTTCAGCCGCAGGCTCGACCGCGACTCCCGCTCGTCGCCGATCATCCAGGCCGAGGTGTGCTCGTCCTTGGTCTGGTAGTGGTAGCGGTTGCGCGGCAGGTACACCGTCGCCAGCCAGCGCTTCACGATCGGGTCGTGCCAGATCCGCACCGCGGCCAGCCGGCGCAGCGGATCCCCCGGGTCGGTCTCCACGGCGATCCGGTCCGGGCCCTCGATGGTGAACCGCGGCATCCCCGGCTTGTTCGGGTCCGGGCCGACCACCACGAACGCCGAGCCGAGCGCGATCGCCTTGCGCCAGATCGAGGTCTGCCGCGCGGTCAGCCGGGTCTTCGTCCAGAGCTGCCAGACCTGCTCGTTCGCGGTGCGGTCCTTCTCTCTGTACCCGAGCACCTCCATCCTGTCGGCCATCGACCGCACGCAGATGCCGCACAGGTTCGTCCGGGCCTTGCGCTGGAACGCCCGGAAGGCGTCGGAGAGCTGCGACGGGCCAGCCGGCAGGTCGTGGTCGCCGTCGTAGTAGCGCCGCCACTTCGCGATCGTGTCCTGGTGCACCGGGTCGAGCACCCGCGGCGCGAGTCGTTCCAGCCATTCCAGGGGGGAAAGATCAGAGGACTCCGCCACGGTGCGTGATGGTAGAGCGTGGACACGATCGGCACCGACAGTCAGCGCGTCGGGCTTTGACTCTCACTCCGGGATCTTGGTATTGTCTCCCGAGCCGGCGGGGAGGATCGGATGCCTCCCGCGCCGTTCGGGGGAGAGGCGGCCCCGGGGGTTCTCGATCACCCCGGGGCCGTCCCTGTGTCAGAGTGGCGCGCCCGGCACGGGTCAGCTGAACCCGTAGCTGCGGCGCTTCGGCTTCTCGCGGTCGAAGCCCTTCGCGACGGCCTCCTGACGTGCCCACATCGCCAGGCTCATCGCCACCGCCGCGTCGATCTTGTTCCGGGACTCCGGGAACTCCTTCGCCAGGATCACCCCGTGCGGGGTGTCCATCGTGCGGGAGTTGAGCACGTGCTGGGTCAGCAGGTGATCACCGTCGTGGGTCATCTGCCGCTCGACGATCGCGGAGTAGGCGTGCTGGTACATCTTCACGATCGGCACCGTGCGCCCGGAGAACCACCACTGGCACGGGTGCTGGACGTTGGCCTTCACGACCAGCCGGCGGCCGTAGGCCTCCTCCCAGCGTGACACCTCATCGAGCCAGCGCGCCGGGTCGCAGAAGAACCCCAGCACCCGATAGCGCGAGAACGCCGCCCGGACCGCGGCGTCGATCTCCACCCGCGGCGGTTCCCAGTCCTTCTTCAGCCCGGCCGCGGTATAGGGCTGCTGCCAGATCCCCAGGGTGAAGACGTGGTTCGTGCGGACGTGGCAGCCGATCAGCGCGGTCGAGTCGACCATCCCGCGCGCGCGACGCTGCGACCCGTCGAATCCCAGCGTGATCGCGTCCCCGTCCGCGACGTGGGCGTCCCCGTCGAAGCAGCCCGACCAGTCGAAGGGCTGCAGCCACGCCCGGGCCGCCGCGGTCACCTGGCCGAGGAAGTACATGCGGGCGGTCGCCGGGTCGACGTCGGGGTCCCAGAAGTCGTCGGCGACCCGCTCGGCGACCACCCAACCGCCCCGCTTGTCCAGCGAGTCCCCGTAGGCGAGCTCGATCCCGCGGATCAGGTCGGCCCGGTCGGTGATGTCGACGTCCAGCGGGGCCTGGCGGTGGTCGAGCAGGATCGTCGTCTTCTCCAGCTGCGTGCGGCCGGTCTTCTGCGCCTCCGCGGCCTTGAACGACAGCTCCGCCACCGAGTCCAGGCCCGGCAGGTAGGCGTTCGGGGTCTCCACCGAGCAACCGCCGGTCTTCGTCAGGTTCCGGCGGATCGACTCGGCCAGCTTGATCCCGCCGTTCGACTTCGTCCACGACTCGGTCTGGTCGAACACCGCGAACACCGGCCGGCCGCCCTCTCGGGAGTCCGCGGCGCTGGTCGCGTACTCGATGCGCCCGCGCGGCAGCTTCACGAAGGTTTCCATGGGCTCGACGCCCTGCCCGCACCTACAAGGGCAGTCGAGGAACGAGCCCGACCGGACCATGTCCAGCAGCGGCTCCCACGTGTTCGAGGTCTGGTCCTCCGAGGTGGCGATGACCTGGGTCTTCGCCCGGAAGCCGAGGGAGTCCCAGCGGCGGGCGACCGGCCAGCCGGCCGGGGCGACGAACGGGCCCCACTCGGCGTCCGGGTCCCGCGGGTCATACCCCCAGATCGTGTCCACGTCCGGGTCTTCGGTCGACCAGTGGTCGAGCAGGACCGGGGCGGTGCCCTCGCAGATGCACAGCGCCGCGAGGAGCGGGGACTTGCCCCAGCCCTTCACTCGGGACAGGACCGCGCGAGTGATCAGCCGGGCCTGATTCAGCGCCGCACCCTTGATCACCGGGCCGATCCAGCGCGGGTCGAGCTCGTAGAGGCGCAGCATGAACAGCTGCTGTTCGGCGGTGAGGTTGAGCGGCTCGCCGATCAGCGGGCCGTCCGGGACCGGCAGGTGGAAGGAGATCCAGTCGGTCAGCTGCCCGCCCAGCGACGGGAACGCCTCACGCTTGCCCGTGCGCGGGTCCGTCCACGGGCGCCAGCGGGTCACTCAGGCACGACCCGCACCGGACGCGCCCGCCGGCGCGCCGCCTGCACCTCGTCGCGGGCCACGTCCCAGCGCAGCCGCAGCATCGCGAGCGGGTTGAGGCCGAGCCGGTCTTCGAGCTGGCGGATCTCCGGGAGGATCTTCTCCGACAGCTTCCCGCTCTGCAGGATCACGTAGCGGGCGACGACCCGCTGCACGCCCACGCCCATCCGGACCCATGCCGCGGCCTGCGGGGTGCGCCAGAGCTCACCCCAGAGCAGGTCATGTTCCAGCGGGTCGCGGGCGATCGACTCCGGCCACGACGGGATCGGGCCCTGGTAGCCCTCCGGCGGCAGCTTCGTCAGCGGGCCGAACGGGTCGGCGTTGGCCCGGGCGCGGTCGTCGGGGTGCTTCGGTGCCGGTCCCATCCCTGCCATGGGCGCAGGATAGATCGACCAGCCTCACGGACCGTAGTAGATCCACGGCTCGCAGCCGCCGGTGGAGAGCACCTGCCCGTCTTCGAGCACCACCCGCAGCGGCACGTCCGGCAGGATCGTCACCCCGGACGCCACGGTCCGCCCGCCCGACCCGACGTTGCCCTCTGAAGACGTGGACACGCCCTCGGCGACCGACCAGCTGCAGATCGTCTCGTCGGCCCGCCTCCCCAGCGACCGGTACGGGCCCGCCACCGCGTCCGCGCCGGCCGTCCAGGTGCGGTCGCCGTCCAGGCGCAGATCCAGCCCATCCTCGTTCTCCCGCGGCACCGCGGCGGGGTCGAAGCCCGCCGGCACCTCCGGGGCCGATGACGGCGCCGCCCCCGGAGGCGTCGGGGCAGCTCCGGGGGCGGGCGAACTAGGGGCGCCGCACGCGGCCAGCAGAACGACGAGGAGGCCGATTCCGAGCCAAGCGCGGCGCACGGGGCGCGAGGCTACCCGCGGTCCCCGATCCGAAGGTGCGATGCGTCCGACGGCGGGAACAGCGTCCCCGCGGTGTAGGCGGTGATGCCGTGCCGCAGGGCGAACTCCTGGGCGTCGACCATGCTGGGGAACGGGCCGAACAGAAGCGGCCACTCCGAGGTGAGCACCCGCAGCACGACGGGGCAGTGCGTCGGGGACAGCGGCTGGCGCTCCGGCTCGCCCTCGATCACCACCTGCCGGGGTTCGTGGTACGGCCGATGCTCACCGGGGCGGCCCGGCTCGTAGATCGGCCACCCGCCGGCGCACATCGACTCCGGCGCGTAGAAGATCACCAGGCAGACCGGGCAGCGGTAGCGGCCCATCACCCCTCCGGCTCGAACGGCGACGGCGGGACTTCCTCGCCCCACGGCACGCCCGGCGCGGTGTCCGCCGGCTCGGTGTAGGTCGGCGTCACCCGCTGCTGGAACTCCTCGATCGCCTGCCCGACCTGGATCGCCACCGTGTAGGCGTAGACCGTGGACACGATCACGCAGATTGACGCCAGCGACGCCAGCACGTAGGTCACACCCTGCAGGACCCGCATCACGCCAGCCCCAACGTGCGACGGACCTGGAACGAGCCGGCGTTCAGCCACGCCAGGAACGCGCCGAACAGCGCGCCGCCGGCGAGGATCACCGCGACCCCGGCCGCCTCCAGCTCGCGCTGCCGGTCGAGCCGGTCGGCGTCCTCGCGCAGAAAGTCGGCCATCTGCTCGCAGTTCATCGGTCCTCGTCCTCCTCGGTGTCTCCCTCGCCGAGCAGCTCGAAGCGGTCGACGTCGATCCCGTTCAGCGCCCATTCCTCCGCGATCTCCTTCGAGACCTGGTAGGCGCGCGAGCCGTCCGGCAGTTCGATCGTGTGCTCCGGGCCGATGTGCGCGAACCGCTCAGGCTTGTCCGGGCCCAGCGTGAACGTCACGTGCCCGCCGCCCAGCAGCCCGATGTAGTGCCGCGACTCCAGCTCGGTCATTCGCCCACCCTCGGCGGCGGTTCCTGCACATAGCCCAGCCCGGCATGGGTGACGTCGAGCGCCGGCGGGTTCGCGGTGACTTCCTTCCCCCACTGGCAGTCCGTGCACTCCCAGACGACCATGTCCCGCACTGGGACGTCCCGGCCGAGGAACTTCGCCGTCCCGGTCGCCTCGTCCACGGTGGTCAGCTTCTCCGTCACGGAGATGCGCGTCGGCTCGCCGCACAGCGGGCACTCGGCCTGCTCCGCGGACAGGCCCGCGTGGTACGCGCGCACCTTCTCCACGTCGATCTCGAATGGTCCCGTCATCGTCTATCCCCTCTCATCGGCCGAGCCCGATCCACTCGACACCCGCGACCAGCCCTATCAGGATCGCCAACCCCAGCGCGCCATTGATCAGCGGGACCAGTCCGCCGAGCGCGAACGCCGCCGCGACCAGCACGACCGCGGTCAGTAGCAGCCCGCCACCGCGCCGCACGTTCCCCTGCTGCGCCTTGCGGGTCTGGCGGCGGGCGCGGACTTTGCGCCGGGGCCGTCGCGAGTGCGTCACTCCTCGGCCCCCTCGTCGATCACGCG